CCGCTAAGGAACCAGTCAAAGTCGAAGTGGTGCTGGAAGACACCAAGACCATAGAACTTGCGACCCAAGTTACCGAACTTGCAGACGAGAACGAAAACCTTCGTGCTCAGTTATCGGTTCAACAAATGGATGCAACGGAAGAAGAAAAGCTGTCAGCATTGGAAACAATTAATGCCTTACGCAAACAAGTCAAATACCTTGAGCGTGACCTAGCAGCAGTTACATCGAGCAGGAATGACTTCCAACAAAAGAATGCGGAGCTTATGAAGCAAGTGACATTCTGGAAGAAGAAAGCAGAAAAAGCAGAAAAACAAGCAGCCTGACCGAAGCCGAGGCGGTTCCTCGGCAGGGAGACAACATGGATTTATCGCTACGCGAACATCAGCAGGATGTCGTTCAAAAATTGCGTGACGGATTTAAAGCAGGACACAAGAGGCAGTTGCTTTACGCGCCGACAGGATTTGGTAAGACAGAAGTAGCCATGCACCTTATGAAAGCGGTAGCGGATAAATACAACCGTGCAGCGATGGTGTTAGATCGGATCGTACTGGTAGATCAAACCTCCCAGAGGTTAGCCAAGTACGGTATAGATCATGGCGTGATGCAGTCTCAGCATTGGAGATGGAGACCTTACGAAAGGTTGCAGGTCTGTTCCGCACAGACGCTCGAACGCAGGAAGGATTTCCCGCACTTCGATTTAATCATAGTTGATGAGTGCCACATCTCACGCAAGGCCACGAATGATTGGTTGTTAGACAATCCCGATATCAATGTCGTAGGGTTGACTGCTACACCGTTCAGCGCAGGGCTGGGAAACCTATACTCGAATGTTGTGAGTGGTCTGCCGACCGAGCAGCTAATCAACAAAGGTTGGCTAAAGAAGCTGAAGGTTTATATCTGCAAAGAGATCGACATGACCGGAGCCAAGAAGGTTGCCGGAGAGTGGTCAACTGGCGATGTAACAGAATCAGGTAAGAAGATTACGGGTGACATCGTAGCCGAGTGGATCAAGAAAACTCATGAAGTTTTTGGTGAGCCCCGCAAGACGATTTGTTTTTGTGCGGGGGTTGAGCATGGAAAAGATTTGGAACGCCAGTTCAAAGAGCAGGGTTATAACTTTGTCTCGATCTCTTACAAAGAAGATGATGAGTTCAAACGACTGACCATTGAAGACTTTGCCCGACCGGACACAACCATTAATGGATTGATTGCGACTGACATCCTCACGCGAGGGTTCGATGTTCCAGACGTTATGATTGGCATTTCGGCTCGACCTTTTAGCAAGTCTCTATCCTCACACGTTCAACAGATGGGACGTGCCATGCGCTCGTACCCAGACAAAGACTTCGCAGTATGGCTTGACCATTCGGGTAATTACATTCGCTTCATGGAAGATTGGGATGACGTGTATTCCAACGGCGTGAGCGATCTGTCTACCGAGGGCGAGAAGGCCAAGAGGGAACCGACTGAGAAGAAGAAAAAGGATTGTACTTGTCCTAAGTGCAAGGCGTTGATGCTTGGCCCCGTCTGTGCGTGTGGATACGTTAGATTGCCCACACAAACGGTTACAAGCGTTCCGGGTGAAATGGTTGAGCTTGGGCAGGGTAACGCGGCTAAAGACGCAAGTAGACAGTTCTACGCAGAGCTTATGACCTATGCCCGCCAAAGAGGATTCAAGATTGGTTGGGCAGCGCATAAGTACAAAGAGAAACACGGAATCTTCCCGCCGAAGTTCTGGAATGGCGATCCTCCCAGACAGGTATCGTTGAGCACGAGCGGTTGGATTCGGAGCAGAAACATTGCGTTTGCAAAATCAAAAGCGAGAGCAGCATGACATTTTTAGACTTCGCACAAAGCTGCGGATTGGTTGTTGAGTATGTGATTGAGGACAGATGGGTTCGGGTTCCAACGATTGATCATCCGCACAAGCAGAATGGCTCGTATAAATTTGTAGGGGATGCAGGATGGGTGCAGAACTTTGCCACGATGGAATCCCCTGTGTTGTGGAAGCCCAAGAACTTTGTACCGGATGATCGGTGGCTAACCCGTCGCTTGAAAAACGAAGCTGATCAGGCCGCGAATCAGGCTCTAGCCGCTAAGAAAGCTGCATCCATCATGGCGGCGGCAGAGAGAGCGCACCATCCATACTTGAACGCGAAAGGATTCCCAGAGGCGCGGGCGTATGTTTGGAAGGATATCTTGGTGCTACCTATGCGGATCGGTAGCCAGCTAGTCGGTTGCCAGATGATACAACCGGACGGAACCAAAAGGTTTCTGAAGGGGCAGAGGACGAAGGGCGCGAGTTTGCGGATAGATGCGAAGGGGCGCGAGATATTATGCGAGGGGTTTGCGACTGCCCTTAGTATTCGGCGGGCCATGAAGCACTTGGGCGAAAGATACTCAATCACGGTGGCTTTCAGCGCAGGGAACATGGTAGAGGTGGCAAAGGGCATAGGTAGCTTGCTAGTCGTAGCGGATCATGATGTGGCAGGGATCAACGCAGCCAAAAAGATTGGCGCGAGGTACTGGATCGGGGAAGAAGGGCAGGACTTCAACGACTGCGAGCAGTCACAAGGAACTGTCGCAGCCGCTGAAAGTTTGGCTCGTTTTTTATAGGTAGCTAACCAGTCGCTACTCATCTCTATCTTCTGGTTCGACCAATTCCATATCGACAATTCTAAGGTCAGGATCGGTTAGCTCAAAATCCATCTCTGATATGTCTGCGCCCGCTTGTTCGTATGCATCATCGATATCAAACGCGGTTATGTAAAACGTATCGGTATACGTCAGCGTCATTCTGCATTCATAGCGTGGCATGGCGTCATCCTTATGAAATTTGAGTTATGTTAATAACTTTGTAGGCGGGATATGCTTTCTCGGCTTGTAATTCTGCATGGTCGACATCCGTTGCTTTGCACTCAAAAGTAACAAGAAAACGATCTTCAATGAATTCTCGCAGGGTAACGATAAAAGCTGAATAGGTTTTCATTCTGCTGCCTCCCCATAGTACGAGCGTATTGCTTCAATTCCCAAGTAAGAAAGTATCGCTTCTTCTAAATTCATTTCATCCCAATCAAAAATGCCTCTGGCCTCATCCTCGTTTATGTAGTCCATTAGGTAGCTTGCCAGTCGCTGCGCGTTGATCTCGCTCATGCTGCCACCTCAACAATTAAATAACCGTCATGTTTAATTGTAAAAAATTCAATTCGGTGGTTTTTTGAATGGTGCCGCGAAACCTCCAAGTAAACCACTGTTTCGGTTTCCTGCCAGCCGTTTTCAATACTCTCAGCCCACGCATTTACGATTGAGTCGGTTGGGATAATGTTAGTGTACTCGTTAAGAATGTTATAAATTTGATCCAAACCTTCGGGCGTAATAATTAAAGTTTTCATTCTGTCTCCTCTTAGAATTGTTCAAACAAAATGGTTGTAGCAGTTTCGCCAACAACGGAAGTTCTATCTGACAACCAATCAAAAATTAGCTGATTGTCATCCTCGTCATCAGGATCAATAAACTCGGATCGATCTAAGTCGTAATCGTCAATAATCTCGTCACGCGTCATTTCAACGTACTCGCAGCATAGCCCGATCGGATCAAATTCTATTTCTTCCCCTAATTCATCTTCTAAATTTTCAAGATACTCAAACAAAATACCAAGCCCATCATAAGTAAAATTTGTTCTTCCCATTTTTGCGAAGGCATCTCTAAAGTCGTATACGTTGACTGTTTGTTTCATTTTATTTTCCTTGGTTGTGCGCTCTATTGCGCGGGTTATGACCGCATCCCTGCGGTTTCGGCTCTTAAAGCCCAAGCGGGTAGCTAACCCGTCGTCAGATAACCTTTTTTGTTACATTGATAAAAAAATCACTACCCATACATAAACTGCAATCAACGCAGCAAGCCCGCCCACGATCTGAACCCAAAGTGGGGGTGGTGGTGTAATGCCTAGCCGTTCATATCGGCTGATTGAATCTTTCATAATGTCTCCTTTTATCTTCTGCATTTTCTACACATACACTCAGCGGTATGACCTAGTAAGTAAATCATGCGGCCTCCTTCGCCATATCAGCTAAAAATTTATTAAGCGCGGTATCGGCCTCCGCAGTCGCGCGAAAGATCATGTCTCCCCAATAGTCGTTTAGGTTTAGAAAATCTTTTGAGTTTTCATACAAACAACCGCCTAGATAATCGGTTCCGAATTCGTGCCCGCCGATGAAAACCTGAACGCGGGCGCAAAACCACTCCCAAACTTCACGATCAATTTTGTCCACGATCTCAGCTATGTTATGACAAGTATCGTCAAACAATTCAGCGGGATGAATCTCCTCTGGTCGGATGCTAGTGACGATTTCATACTTCCCTAAGTGGTGACGATCTATTTCATTCCAGTTATCCATTTTTAATTCTCCCTTTATGCGCCCCGAAGGGCGCGGTTAATTATTGTTCAAATGCCATTTGTTCGATTAACAAGGGCGCGGTTTCCGCTTCCTCGATGCTATTCGATACCAAAGCGGCATTAGCTTTTGCGGTATTCGATGCATCGGTGCGAATAAGGGCGAAAACCTTCGATATTGTTGCGGATGATAGGACGATCTCTTGTTTTCCGGTTTCGCCTACCAGAGTGACAAGTCCAACAAAAACCTTGTTCTTTTCTTCATCGTTCCATTTGTTTGCTTGGCGAATTTCAAGGGATTTTACTTGCATGAATGTTGCTCCTTTTTTGGTTGTGCCCTATGTCGGGCGGGTAAGACCGCTAGTGAGCGGTTTCGGCGCGTCACGCCTCGTCAGTTACCCTTTGGGTTTGTACTTCTGTAAGCTCGCAGCGTACGCATTCCAGAATTGTTGTCTTTTCTCGGCGTCAGTCATTTTCTGGATTCCCATAAGCGGATTCGATTTCACGTCCTGAATGAGCGCATATAAGCGGTTCACCTTCCCAATGCACGAACGCTCCCATACATTGCCAACCGTCACGCTCGGCATGCTTGGTTGACCACAATATTTTCTTGTAATTTTCCTTTGCGCTCTGCCAGTCCAGAACCTCGCCGTCACTCATACACAGGGCAAGCGGGTAACCTCCTAAAATGGTGTACCCTTCATTGCGGATAAAATACTTAAGTGTGTTTATTGCTTTACTCATTTAAACTTCCTCCAAAAAAGCGCATACACAAGCGTGAACGGCGTTATATCGCACACAATCACCTGAATCCCATTCCTTGCGGAAACTGTAACCAGTTTGGCGTGAGACTTTATTGATTGCTCCGCGATAAGTATTGGCAAAGACGGTGAACCGTTTCGCCCAAGAGTAATTCGCTTCACCCCCGAAGGTGTCGGTTATCTCAATTTGGTAAGTATTCATTTATTCCCCCAATTCAGTTATAAGTGTAACGGTCGCGCCAAAGCGCTTAAGCTCTTGCAGAACAGAATCTTGAGGATCACGCGCTGCAAAGCGGTATCCGTCTGGCATAGTGACAAGGTGAACGCCCCCATATTCACAAAGGTTGAATCTTTCGCAAATTAAAGAATCCTTTGGGTTCATAGCTAAGATACTCATAGCGATTTAATCTCCTGCTGGACTTCGATCTGGTAACCAAGCCGCTTGATTGTGGCAATGGCCGCGCGGGTAAGTGTCTTTGTTCCGGCTAGGTCGGCTAGAAGTTTGGCTTGTTCGCATATAGGACGGATGACTTCGTTCCCATACTGATTTGCTATAGATACAGTTATGATCATGCTTTCCCCCCATCCAGAATCACTTGATACATATTCCAACCAAGCGTGACTACTGAATCGCCTGTGGTAAGTAAGTGCTCAATCATAGAACGATCAACCGAGTGCCAACCTACCCAGTCAGCGCGTTCGCGCATTACTTCGTGCCAACCCCTTAGTTCGGTTTTGGCGTGGTATGCAATCATTGGTGTATTCATTGTCTTGTCTCCTATAAACGTACTATTGGGCAACCCTGCACTTCCATTTTTGTTACATAGTACTTAACGCATAACAGGAGTGCTTCCCAAGTGAGTGCGCTAATAGAGGCGGTTTCACATACGATCTCTCCATCGTCATAAACTATCGCTACATGATGACCGTGCACTAAAAACTTACCTACGGGCCACGGCTTACGAGCTGGTGATGTCATTTTGTATTCTCCCTTTAGTTAAACATGAAAGTGCATGTGCGCTTTCCATGTGTTGCATCCTATCACAATTAATCCATGTGTCAATAGGTCAACGCAAAATATTTTATTACCTTACAAACAATGTCAGGATTGGTAAGGTTGCGAGATATAGAGCGAAGGATTAACATGCGCTAAATCCACAATTTATACCTGAGCATATATGAGCCATAAAATGACGAGAGCGCAGGCGCGGGAAGCACTTCAGCAAGTGCCTATTGATTATGTGATTACTGGTGACAATAGGCAGAGACTCACACCGAAACAAAGGGAATTTGCTCGCCAGATGGTGACAGCACCAACCAAGTCCGCAGCATACCGGAACGCATATAACACGAACGGAAAGCCTAAGAACGTTCATTCTGATGCAGCTAAGCTCTTGCGTGATCCCAGAATCGTCACAGAGATCGAGGCGTTGAGGTTGGCGAGTGAGGCAGAAAAACATCGAACCCCTGCTCAATTACGGGCTCTGGTAACGGGGCAGCTAGTCCAACACGCTCTAGATGATAGCGTTCCCCCTGCCACACGGATCCGCGCTCTGGAGTTATTAGGCAAGCTAACGGAAGTTGCTTCATTCACTGAGCGCAGGGAAACAGTCGTTCATCATGCTAGTGCCGATATCAGGGCTAGACTGATTGAGCAGCTCCGCTCGGTCAACGTAGTGGATCAGGATGACGGTTCAGACCTACTAGCCGAGCTTTCCGCAGACCGCGCCATTTTAGCGGAATCGCCTGCGCCGGACGCCCACCCATCCCCACCCCCCCAAATCGGGCCGGATTCTGCCGATGCAGCTAGGCATACTATTCCCAACACTCAATCACCCAATTTTGAGATAGCACCCGAAGAAATGGAAATCCTGCGCCCAGAAGACCCCCCCATGTCTGATGAGGAATGAAAGGGTAGGGGGGGTATATGTTTAAAACTGAGCAATTCATATATATGAATCTATCTTGCTCAAGTGGGCAAGATGCAATAAGTGTTTGATATTTATGATTATTGTAAAAACTTACGATAAAACGGGCAAAAAAATTGAGCTTCCAGTTGAGCGTTTTATTGTTAGGACGTACGAGGAAGGGAAGGAAAGGATCATGACTCAGAATCAGATGAGCATATATATAGCTATAGATGAGTTTTGGAAGAAGTATGGGTTTGGTCCTACGGTGGAGAACATACAGTATATGACTGGGGATAAGAGTAGGAGTAATGTGCATAGGATCATGAGGCGACTCGTTGAACTTGGAGTATGTAAACAGACACCCCGCCGGGCGCGATCCATTCGGCCTTCTTATATCAAGCTTTATAAAGTGGACATGCCGGAATGAAAGAGCGCAACTGATGCAGGACTTACTGGACAGGATTGCAGAGTTACCCGCGCACGTACAGGCGGCTTTGTTTGAGGATCTTGCTGCGCTTAAGGCTGCCGAGGATAGGGAGCGGGCTGAGAAAGAGTTTCTATTCTTTGTTAAGCAGATGTGGCCCGGCTTTATAGATGGACGCCACCATAAGGTCATGGCAAAGAAGTTCCAAGAGATCGCCGAGGGGAAGACGAAGAGGCTGATCATCAACATGCCACCGCGTCATACTAAGTCAGAGTTTGGAAGCTTTATGCTACCAGCATGGTTCTTAGGTAAGTTCCCGCAGAAGAAGATCATCCAAACATCTAACACGGCTGAACTTGCGGTTGGCTTTGGTCGTAAGGTTCGTAACCTTGTGGGGTCTGAACAGTATGCCAAGATCTTTCCGAACGTGAGTTTAAGATCTGACTCTAAAGCCGCAGGACGTTGGGCAACCAATCAGAACGGAGAATACTTCGCTATCGGTGTTGGGGGTACGGTGACAGGTAAAGGTGCAGACCTACTTATCATCGACGACCCGCACTCTGAGCAGGAAGCTGCGTTGGCCTCTACCAGTCCTGAGATCTTCGACAAGGTGTATGAGTGGTATACATCGGGTCCACGTCAGCGTTTACAGCCGGGTGGATCTATCATCGTCATCATGACCCGCTGGTCCAAAAAAGACTTAACGGGCAGGATTCTACAAGCCTCTGTAGACAGGGATGGGGATGAATGGGAGGTGATAGACTTTCCTGCGATCCTGCCGTCGGGTAATCCTTTATGGCCTGAGTTTTGGTCGATAGAGGAACTGGAAGCGTTACGCAATGAACTCCCTGCCGGGAAGTGGAATGCCCAGTACCAACAGCAGCCGACGTCCGAAGAAGGCGCGATTGTAAAACGGGAGTGGTGGCGTATCTGGGAGGGAGAGCGTCCCCCGCCTTGCGACTACTTAATCCAATCTTGGGATACCGCTTTTACTAAGAACGAACGATCTGACTATTCAGCCTGTACAACTTGGGGTGTGTTTTACTACAACGAGAACCCGAACGATGCTCATATCATATTGCTGGATG